GGTGGTATTGAATTTGTTCTTGATCATGACACCACAAAGGCACTTGAGAAGAAACTTCCTGGATTCTTGGATGCTATAAACAAAGCAGATGGAAAATCAGTGATGGATGTTCTTGGAAAATATGCATCATATGATATGCCAGAAGTGATTCCAGTTCCTATCCCACAACCAATTCAAAATACAGTCGGTAATGCATATGAAAAAGCAAAGACTGTGACTAACACTATCATTGCTAAAGGAAAGGAAGCATTCAGTGATATCTTGTATATGCGTTAAATAGAACTAAGAGGTAATAAACATGTCAGAGAAAAAAGTAACTGGTGCTCAGTCTAATCCTGCTTTTATTGAAAGGTTAGATATCTTTTCAAATAAAGATCAAAGTAAGACTGTATCTATCTTAAACGGTACAGTACAGTTGATGTACTATGAGAGTCTTCTTCAAGACTCTGTAATGGCAACTGTGTCCTTTACTGACTCTGGAAGTGCGATTGATGATAAGAGTGCTCTTGAGGGGTTACCTATCGTTGGAAGTGAAAAAGTAGAATTTAAAATTAAAGATAATAATAATCAACAAATAAAATTTACTTTCTATGTTAACAAAGTAACTCCAGTAGAAGACAAAACAACAAAAGGTCTCAACACTCTTCATTTGGTTTCAAAAGAATACATTCTCAATGATGAAGTTAGAATCAATAAAAGATTTGATGGTAGAGTATCAGAAACAGTCAAAGAAATATTGACCAACTTTTTAGAAACTGAAAAAGATATCACCGACATTGAAGATACAACAGAGTTGAATCAGATTCCTGGTCAATGGAAACCATACTACACATTGAACTGGTTATCTAAGAAGTCTGCTCCTTCTGCCGCGACTCCTGGTAAAACCGCAGGTTTTTTCTTCTACGAAACATCAAAAGGATATCATTTTAAATCAATTGATACTCTACTGAGTCAGGAAAAAAAGAAGTCGATTATCTATAATGAAACTCCTGACTCAAGAGGTGCTAACATCCCAGAGGGATATGATATAAAAGCATTGACATTCTCTAAGGACAATCGCATCAATATTCAAGAAAAGATGCAGGCAGGATTTCAATCAACACGAATCGTTTTGTTTGATCCTGGACCCAACATGAAGTATGAAGTTTTGAATCCAAAGGCTACAGGAGATGATGGAGTCGAGGATTCTTTAAAGAAAGGGGGAAAGGAACTACCAGTTCTGAACCCAGAATTTAATCGTAAAGGCAAAAATAAACAGTTCTCAAGGACAACGTATATTGTAAAAGACACTGGAACTCTACCATCAGGATCAAGTAAGCAGCAGATTGAAAAGTCAAAGGATCCAAACTTTAGACCTGAACTGATTACCAATCAGGCAATTATGCGCTATAATCAACTGTATGCTTCTGAAATTGAAATCACTATTCCTGGTGATTTTTCATTACATGCAGGTGATGCAATTTATTTTGATGCACCGTCTGCACAGGGAGATACAAAGAATGATGATATTGACCGTCAAATTGGTGGTCTATATATTATATCAGCATTATGTCATTTAATTAATGCACAAGGAACTTATACAAAGTTAAATTTGGTAAGAGATTCTTTTGGAAGAATGGGAAAAACCCCACAAACAGGCAAACCAGCCACGGAAACAAAAGTTCCTGGTACACAACCTTCATACCAAAGAACGGTATCAAGTGCATCATACGATACCACAACTACTTTTTAATTACTATTATGGAAAAAAATATAGAGACTCATATCGAAAAGGATAAGCAAATTCTTGAAGACCCAACTATTTCGCCTCAGATGCGCCGTCATACTGCAGATGAATTAGAGCATCTTGAGATGTACCATAAAGCACATCCAGAAGATCATCACGATCCCTCAGCATTAGAAATGTATTGTGATGAGAATCCTGAAACAGACGAATGTAGGATTTACGAAGATTAATGGCAGAAGGAGCAGCACTATTTGATCCCGGTTTTTTAGGAGCACAATTTATTTGGTGGCTAGGACAAGTTGCCGATGATTCTGAATGGAGAAATAATTCACTGTCTGGAAAATTTGAGGATCCAAATAGTATCCCTGGATGGGGTAGGCGATATAAAGTTCGTATCATGGGTATCCATGATAAGGAAGAGGAGTCTATTCCTTCAGATCAGTTGCCTTGGGCGAGTGTCATGTATCCCATCACTGCTGGTGGTGGACAAGCAAATGCAAGCACAACTCCTGCATTGCGTCAGGGTAATTTTGTCTTTGGATTCTTTATGGACGGACAAGACCAACAGGTCCCCGTCATCATGGGAATCATGGGGCAAAATGCTCAGACTCCGATGTCAACAAAGATTGGCAAGACGGAATCTAACTTTGGTTCTACCAGTGGATATGCTGAAGGAAAAACACCTCCAGTAGGAAGTGCCAAACCAACAGCTCCTGATGAAGGTTTAGTTACAAAGAAACCAACAAATTCTGCATTAGGAAAAGCACTTGCACCAGCACCTCCTGGAGTCAAACTTAATAAGTTTGGACTGAGACCAGATCAACCTCTTAGTGCAATTCCAGATGGTTTACAAGTCGCAAACGCTGCAAGAGAGCAGGCAAGAAACGAAGGTAAGTCAGTTCAGGAAGTAGAAGATGCCGCAATGCAAGCGGTAGCAGATCATGTTAAAAAATTAAAAACACAACAAGAATCTCCATCAACACCAAGTCAAGGTAATCCAACAAAAGAAAACCCTGATGCGATGCATCAACTCTCTTCTGCTGATGTAAAACGTGAGACTAAGATCAGAGAATGTAATGTTATAATGAAACCTGATCCTGATCAGTTTGTTCAGTCGGCAATATCATCAATTCAAACAATCATTACTAAATTGACAGAGAAATTAAATTCATATCTTGCTGCGATATCAAGTTATATTGATGCAGTATCAAGCACAATTTCAAGTATAAAGAAATTAATCTCTGATGCTGCATGTGAGATTGCAAAGTATATGAAGATAATCTTTGATAAGATTATGGAGTACGTCATGAAGCAATTGAATAAAGCAATGACAAATGCTGTAGCAGCATTACCTACTCATATGAGAACAATGTTTGCAGACTTAAAGGAGCAAATTGGAGAATTAATTTTATGTTTATATGGAAAACTTACTGCAAATGTTTGCGGCCAAATTGAGGGTCTGCTATCTGATGCCTTAGATATGGATAATGCTGAAGCAAAGGCAAGAAGAAATTATGAGAACAATGATACAGATGATTTAAAAAGAAAACCAATGGTTCCAACATGTTATGCTGAAGATGTTATTGGAAGTATTTTATATTCAAATCAAACACAAATTGATGATGCCAACAGAAATATTTTAGACAATGTAAATGAATTTGTTAAAGATATGCAAAGTGAACTCGCAGGTGTGAGTGGATCTATATCTGATATTTTGAGTCAAATTACTGATGTTGCTGGTAGTATCAGTGGTGCTCTCTCGTTTACAAATATTAGTCTTAATATTTTTGGTTGTGAACTGAAACCAAATGTAGCAGTATCTGATAAGTATTGTATGGCACATGGTGGATCTGCTCAACCAGATACTAATTTCCCAAGTATCAAATCTATTGAAAACTCAGTGTCTAATGGAATTGATAAAGTTCCTTCACTACCACAAGAATCATTTGCGCCACCTCCTGCAGGAACTGATGATATTGATCTTGATACTCCGATATCACAACAGGAGAGAGATGCAGTGCGTCAAGGTAATATTGTTGATGAGCAAGGGAATAATATTGGTACGATTACCTCTAGGGGTAGAACATAAATACACAATATGAAGGCAAAGTATAACCGATAATGTCGTTTAATCTCTTCGGACCAGCAAATAAATGTGATATTAAGGTTGGATATATTTCAACCACAAGAGGTTACGTTGATGGTGTCAACCGATATGAGGCTAATAAGTATGCAAAATTAAATCCAGGAACTCAATTTATTCTTAGAAGAAGGGATAAAATTCAGTTCATGAATATCAATGGGGTTAATAAATTAGAACCAAAGGATCTTCTTCCACAAAATTCTTCTAGTGGTAACAAAGGATGTTCTGGTATTACTGGACTTGATATTTACGATGATGATGGTGGAATAAGATCAGATGCTTTTAATAATGTAGATCCACATGTTATTTTTTCCGGTGGTAATGGTATTGGAGCGAAAGCTAATCCTATATTTGGAACTGATGGTGGTCTCCTTGCAGTAGATTTAATTGATGGTGGATGGGGATATGAATACGCACCAGTCACAGAAGTAATAGATGAGTATGGTATTGGTGCGGGAGCAGTGGTTCGAGCTATTATGGTTGGAGACCCTACATATTCTAAATGTGCATTCGTTGAGACTGTTCAAACTTTTGAGGACGAAGAGGATTTTGAGGAATATGATTTATCAACTTGTGGTCCATCGGAGATAGTTTCTTTTGGTAAGAGATATGATGCAGATGGAAAAGAGGTTGGTGTGTGGGATCCAACCGCATATGCAACTCTTAAGTCAAATCCTGCAGCGATTGAGCAAAGAAGATACCAAGACTTCTTAGAGTCTCTAAGAGGTGGAACAAGAGTAAATCTTCAGGGTAATATTATTCGTAACTGGTGGACAACTCAGAGAGAAAAACCATTAAGGGTTACTGCTCTCAATAAAAAGTCTAGAGTTATTCATAAGGTGACTCATCCGGCATGGAGTGAGTTTATGAATAGATATGCTGTCTCTCCAGTTCCACCATCAAATGTTCCTGGTAGTGATTTTGCTGGAATAGAACATACATTAGAGTGGGAAGAAAACTTTCCATATGATGGTGATTATAATTTTAGATATGCTGCGGACAACGTTGCGGATATCTACTTAGACAATGTATTAGTTGGTAGGACAACTAGATTTAAAGATTCTCCAGATAAGTTAAAGAAATTTGTTACTGCTGGAATCCATAGGATTAGAGTTGACCTGGAGAATATTCCTATTCTTACAAAAATACCTAAGAAAAAAGATGAGAAAAAATATATTAATACTGA